TTTTCTCTATTCTTATACAAAGACGGCGCATCTGTAAAACATGTCCCTTCAAAAACACTAAGCTTTTCTTTATAATACTTGAAAAACTTAATATCGCCGAAATAACAAATCTTAGTAATGTCAACGCCATGTTCAAAAGCATTATTGCATCCTATAGTACACTCCGGAATAAGGCAGCTCCAATCGAAATGCTTTAGTGACTTACCGCCACCGATAATAAAAACATCTCGATCAGACCATACCTTTTCTGGTGTCCAAATGGGCATCAGTCTTCAACTTCCTCGTCATCATCTTCGTCATCGTGGACTTCGTCTTCAAGCATCTCTTCGATGAAGTTGACCACATCTTTTTTCCTGGTCTTCTTCAGGAGGACCTTTTTATTGTCCTCATCCATTTCGATGATGCTATACCACTTCCCATTGCCAGCTGCTTTCTCGTATACACGCAGATCATTTTCTTCAGCAATCGAAAATTCCTCGGTGACGTTGACGCCGTACTTCTTGCTGTTCTTCTTTTTGGTTTTCTTCTTGGTTTTCTTCGTGCTCTTCTTCCCCGCCTGCTTCTTAGAAACAGAATCTGACTTGAGCTGTTTACTCTTATCAGATTCCGTTTCCTTAGAAGCCTTGCTCGGCGGCGTTTTTATGGTCGGGGTTGTACTCCCGGTGTCCTTCTTGTCGTCCTCGTCGTAAATCTTCACGAACTTGTTACGGAACTTTGCGACAAGATCCATTTTTGTTTCAACGACATCGCCAGGGCGATAAGTTCTACCATTCTGACTATGCGTTCCGCATTTTTCTTTTAACCGAAAAAACATACTCTTCTGTCCTTTCCGAAAATTGCTTTTGCCGTTATACACTGTTACGGCGCCGCGTAGTTAATTACTACACGGTGCCATTAAGTATGCCTGTGTTGCCGTTGAAGTCCGCTCGCAGCTGCGGGACCATAATGGCCATGATCTTAAAGTTCTTTTGCATACCACCGTGCGTGTCCCACTGGACGGTAGTAATCGAAAGACCCATGATCTCACGAACCACGTTGGAAGTCATCTGCACGAAGATCAGACTGAAGCCGCTCAGGAAGTCCAACGCCCTGATGTCGGTGATCTCGTCTATCTCCAGGATGCGATCCCGCAGACTCTTATCGGAACCCGCTTTGAAATCCTGGCCAAGGAACTGCTGCCACGACGTGCCAGTATAGAGCATATACGGACCGTAATGGAAAGCATCGCGGAGCTGCTGCGTGGCTGCCAGGACTTCTGTCAAGAAGGTAGTCCCGTCGGTCGCGGCACCCGTTGGCTGCGTGAAGCTCTTCGACAACGCACTTGGGAAATCCGTATAACCGTAGATAGTCCCACCGCCATACGAATACTGATCCGCGACATCGCTGTTGCCGATTAGCATTCTCTCGGCCTCTTCCGCGACTCGTACTGCGGAGAGTTCAGCCGAAGTAATATCGAGAGGCGATCCACCGTTGCGGCTGATCAAAAGATTTCGTGCCGAGTAGCTGAAATCCTTATGGATGATGGGCAGCGGAATCGTCAGACTCTCGAACTCCGGCCGATCATTTGCATTCTCTCGCATCCCGTCCATGCTGACGGAAGCTTTGTTGATGTCGCTTTGCGTCTCGGTCTGCAGAGAGCTGAACGCCATTCCGTTCAAACCGAAAGTAAGTCCGGCACCGAGGAGATCCGCGACGGCTTTGAGTCTGGGCTTGGCAGCTTTGATAACAGCGTCATCGATTGCCAGCCAGTCGTCTTTTCTCATAGTCGTCGTGGTATTACCGATCATCGGCACTGTTACTTCTTTCCCGTTTCGCATGATGGTGCAGTACTGCTTCTGGTCCGAGCCGATCCAAGGACGAAGCACACCGACATCACCATTGCACTCGATCAATTTGTCGGCAACTGCTCCCGACCCTTGACCATTCATGATAAAATCCATTTCGTTCACCTTTCAAAAAAACTTAGTTTATAACTAAAGTGAAATCCACCTTTCAAAAACACTTAGTGCGTTAACACTAATTTGCTGTGATACGGACGGGGACGAGAGCATCGGCTAAAGCAGCACTCGTTGACAGATCGAGAGCACCGGTAGCAATACCGAGAATACTCGAACCACCCGAATTTTCCTTGACCTGACCAGCACCACCGGCCATGATCTTGTCGCCGATTTCGACTACCTCGTCATCCAGAAGCAGCATGTTGATCTCGCAACCGAGATACGGGATGATGACGGTGACGATACTGTCGTCAGCGTAGACATCGTCCACGGTCTTACCCTGGATCTGATCTTCCATGGCAAACATTCTTTCGTCGCCAATTGCTCCGCCCGAAGTGGAGTGCTTGACCAGTTCGCCATTCGAGTCGAGCTTCACCTGCATACCAGGATAGATGCCCGACTCGGCTGCCTTGTACTCTTCCTGAGTAAAGGGGCCTTTGGAGTGAATTCTTTTAATTACATCCGCCATTACCTTATCCTTTCAATCTTAAAATCTTTTTTACTGAATCATTTTTACTACCGGCACCACTCTCCACCGTTGAATCTTTTCGCTTCTTAGTTAAGCGACTGCTGCTGTTTTCTCTGTCGGTGCAAGACCGAGAGTGGGCAACGGCAGCGGCGTGTCGGCATTCTCGACATTCGCCTCTACGTCGGCCTGGCCACTGAAGTCCAGGGTCTTGACTTCCGCTACCTGCTCTTTTGTGTTCGCGGCGAGTTCTGCGAGACTCTTCAGCTCTTCGATCTGCTTAGCCTGGAGTTGCTCGTCCGTGAACGTGTTCTTCTTGTTGGCCGTGATGATCTTGATTAGCTTTGCTTTATCAGCGGCGTAGGAGTTCATGCCGTTCTGAAGCATAGCCTTCACATCGCCAGGTGCTGAGTCGATATACTCTTGAGCCGTCTGGGGCTTGTCGGGAGTCTCGACCGTTTCCTGATTCAGACTCAACGCTTTGTCGTGAGCCTCTTTCGCCGCGTTGGCGACTGCTACTGCGTTCTCATCTTCGACGGGTAGCATCTTGTTCAATACTTCCTCGTCCATCGCCATCAGAGCCTCTTTATCCGCCTCGGTGAACTGAGTGGATGCGTTGGCGATAATGGCGGCTACCAATGTAGGCTTGTCCATTTCGTGATCCCTTTCTTGGTTAACATTAATTTCATTATTGATTACCGTACCATCTTCAGTCTTTAGCACGATCGATCTTATGACCTTCGACCGCGTTCCGATTAGAGTAGCTTCTCCGTCGTTGATGGAATAGTTCTGCTTGTACAAAACGCCACCATCGATATATATGAAGAAGGAATCAAATACTTCATCGATCCACAGGTCCTCATTACCCTCTCGAAGCAGCGAGGAGAGGAGGCTCCAGATGTCGCTGTGACTTATCTCGTTGACGATTAGCTCTGCCAACTTATGTGTTACCAGCTGCGCATTCTTAGCCAACCAACTCATGCCTTCGAGATTGATAGGAGTCTCTTTCAAATCTATCTCGACCGAAGTGCCGGCATTCGATACGTTCAGTCTGAGAAATCCTGCGCCGTCTTCGATGGAGCAAGCTCCCGTTTGATCAGGCAGGAGTGCGAGATGATCTGGTCTTAGATTTCTTGCGATACCCGTATAAGGCTTGCCATCGAACTCACCTTCAGCTCTCTCGTTGTCGGTGAAGAGGCCGGTCGATAGTTCCATGACTTCATTCTTTTCAATCGCTTCGATAATACGATCATCGACCTTAGCTGCTTTATTGATGTCGATCCACGCTTCTGCTTTCAGCTTGCTATCCTCGAACACGGCGTTCATAATAATACCAACGCCACGATTCTTTATGATGTCAGCATCGCAAGCGGAAACTCCCTTACCGTTTTTCGATGGATGATAAACTACCACCGGCTTCATATTCCAAACCGCTGGAGTCTTCGACAGTTCGTCAGCTGGATATAAGAGAGGGCCATTGGTTCCGTTCAGGACGCCCTCTACAATCATAACCATAGGAGCAACCAGGTAGTCTCTACCATCCAGAGTATCGTGCCTGGTCAAGCCGGTAAAATTGACGATGATCTTCTGAAGTGATTGGACGGGCTCTTTATTAAGCGTGATCGAAGTTTTCTTTTTCGCTTTTCTCTTAACCATTATCAATCCTTTTTAATTAAGACACCTGACTGAATCTCCTTACTCTATATAGCAAAAGATACGACAGGAATGACTATAGTAAAGGATTAAATGATTATAGGTTTTGCGAGAGGTTGAAAGTCTGTTAAACTTATAAGCATACTGCTATTCAGTGAGATCAAGTGAAGATAAGCACTTATGATCATACAGGTATATTTAGAATCAGGCGTGAAAAAAATTTTTGTTTTCTGAAAGATTCTTTTGCTAATCCCGCTTAAATGTTCGCTTAGACTTGAGATTGATAATTCCTAAGCAATGCATTCTAAAGCAAGTATCGCAAATATCTCTCTGTCTCCCGCTCTTTGACGCTGAATAAACAATGCCACGATTACCGTCGGTGGTTCCTTTACACCTCTTAACTTCGCAACGATCTTTATTCATTAGCGTCTATCCTGGAAGCGAATACTATGAAGCCGACTCGTTGAACTTTATCCCAGTGTTTTTTGAGATGAGTCTCTGCAGCCTTCGCACTTCTCTTCGATAGATATATTGCTGTACGATATAAGATGTTGCGATTAGAGTTGCGTTCACGATCAAACGCAATGTTAGGTCTGCATCGAAAATTTCTATTCTGTCTTGTGACTTTCATTATTTCTCCCTTTGTTATTTGCCTGGTGCTCTCCCAAATTTTAATCCCCCGATCATACTTGTCGTCCGCTGTGCGTACTTCTTTCCCTTATGAAAAAAGTGTTCTATCTTCTTAGTACTCTGCTCTTTGTTTGCCATCAGCTTCTTTTTAATCGCTCTTTGCGCACCCATCTTCATACTCCTTTATGCTAAAATTAAATGAGTGCTCCGCTCGCCGTGGCAGGAGAACAGAGCACTCTTGAGAACTTTAGTGTCCAATCATTCCCAAAGTATTTGGCGTAGGCCGCGACCCTGACCCATCTAAACAAATCCAGAGGGCCACTCTATTGGTTTTGTAATGTTAGGGTATATACACGTCGGCCGGAGATGCTCTCTACGGCCTAATCTCAAATAACAGATCAGCAATAATATCCAATGAAAAACATCGTCCCATACTACGTTATACATTGGCACTAAGATAAATGAATGCCGTATCGTATCTGAGATAAATTTATCGAATACCATATAAGCTTTCTAAAAACAAAAATGAGCAGGTAGGATTAAAACCTACAATACACTTGTCCTCGTTACACTGAACGGACGCTATGTATACCATATTCAGCTTGTACGTTTTTTACGTTACTGCTCATCTGATCTTTCTATTGAATAACTTTACGGTACGGAGTAGTCGGGGATTAACCCCGCGACTCATTAGCAAAATCCTGAGAAGGATATTTATCGGCTATGCCAGCTAATTCCGCCTTAGACAATAGCAGCGTCCCGTTTACACCACTACCCACTACTCCGTACTGTAAAACTATTCACTTGTGAACTCTATTCTATTATAAGGATCATTGATAAAAATCTTAAGAGAAAATTATAATTTATATCAAATCCTTTCCTATCCACGTAGATCGACTCTTTATCTCCTTGAATGTTCGCTTCTTTGTATTCAGTCCACCTTCTGACCGAATACTCTTTTTGATCGCAGCGTCTTTTCTCCTACCACGTCGCTGTCCTTTTTCTTTGCGCACTCTATCAGCCGGGATCCAAGCACATCGACAATTCACATGTCTTGGAATAGTGCCACGAGCTTCTGTAATCGTCATCACCACGCCTTCTAAGTCTTGACATAAATCGCAAACCCTATCGTCTCCAGCAGTAATCCATTCTGCCATTACGCCAACTTCTTTTTCTCCAAGGGCTACATACGCATCCAACTGTCCTTCTGCGTGTGCTCTTACTAATTCGGTTCTTGCCAAAGCATTAGCTCTGGTCCTGGTCATCTTTGTTACATTCTCTCGCAGAGCCTTAGCCACTTTTCTCGCACCATGTCCTTGCGATAAACCTTCAGCTAATATCCTACTCATTTGCTGATCCATCGCTGCTGTTATACCCTCAAGCTCTGTAAAAGCCCGAGTGTATAGAAGCTCTATTTTTTGAGTAGCAATAGCAGACCCGAATGCCGTCCTGATAAATTCTTCCCGACCACCTAAGAATACAGTGGGCTGAGCCGCTAAGTCTTCAGCACGCAAATCTGTATAAGCTCTTATCGCTCCTTTCCTGTAAACGGATTCTATATATGGAGCAGTCCAGGGCTTGCCACTTATGCCACCGACAGGAGTGAGTATGTTAGCACGTACTTGTTTGCCTAACCAGATGCGATACGATCTAACTTTCTGAGCATCGGTTTGAAACTTCCACGCCTGGAATGGTACTTGCTGATTCTTTAGAATCTCTGTAGGACTTTCATTCACTCTAAACAAACCATCAGTAGGACCTAAACCGAAAGCATCGTCCTTTACTACTAACTCGGTTATGTTTTTCTTGACTGCGTTAAACCGTCTTGTCATATCCGCAACCATTTTATTCTGTATAGTAATAGTGCGAGTTGGATCGCCTCTTAAAGGACTTGCCATTTCGATCTCCTTATATTGTTAGTTTTGCTGACTTATCTAATTTCTCAACGACCCTACTCACTACCAGCTTATCCTTGTGCTTTACCATTTCATCTAAACAAAAATCCATCTCCACCTTATCCATAAAACACTCATAATAAATTCTGACAGCTTCATCTACCTGGATATCAACAATCATTCTACGGATTAGCAAGTCTTTAGGTATTACACCCGCGTCTTGCAACTTCGTGATCATCTCTGGGCCGAAAGCTACGCCTGCCATTAAGCCACCTCCTTCTTTCCAGTCTTTAATGCTCGCACTACCTTGTTTACAAAGATACCCTTTTTATGGATGAGATCATTTAGCTCATCCCATACGTCTAATAGTAATGACTCTGCCTTAAACTGAGCCTGCAATCTCGTGACTAATATTGTGCCTGGATAAGTATCACCACGATCTTTTCTAAAGCTGCGTATATGTTCGCCGACGTGCCTGACTTGAGCTTCATAATTAGAGTGCCAAAAAATAACTTCTAAGCTCCAGCCCTTTCCAAGTTCGGCGTAACAGCACTGATTAGGCCGATTCTTTGCTTTAGGATATTTCTTCCAGCTCCATCGTAGTGATAGGCCATCCTTCTTACTTCCTAATTTGTCACATCCTTTGCCTCGTTGTTTAGCGTCATCACTATCGAATAAAAAATGTTCTTGCATGACTTATCCTTTCCAAAGCTAAGCTGCTTGCCGGACTCTCTCCGGCACGGGTCTACAATCGTATCGTGTAGCATAGACTCGATCCACTTCAAGCCAGGTGCGTTCTATGTCCTGGTAGCCGGCCTTCCAGTTTACTCTTGGCATCCAATAACTACAGTGGTGATAAAGCACTCTCAGTATTCTCTTCCACTCGGGATCGTGAGCACACCAGAACTCACTCTCTTCGTCGATCTTTAACGCCTTCGCCGTTCCAGCTATTACATTAGCAATAGCTCCACTCTCGGCGCCTTTACTTAGTAAAGGAGGCAGCTCGATCTTCACCGTCACGTGCTCGCAGTTCTTGCAGCAATGACTTGGCGGCCTACGTGTACTCTTTGGAAATTTTCTTTTAGTCGTCATCATTATCGTCTTCGTCTGGATCTATGTCGTCATCGTCAATCGGATCCGTATCGTCTAAATTCTGTAGACCGATGGCGTTGTTTAAGATCGTCTCAGCTTCTTCATCCGTCATCTTGAGTATCATAGTGAGATACTCTTTTTCTGCCACCATCGTATTCACGCCGGCAGCTACATATTTCGCCAGGGCTGAGGTGATCTTATCGGCTACTTCAGCGATGTCCAGATCCGTTGGAGTATTAAGATCAGGCCAAGTGATCAGATATATAGCTTCAGGCAAAACTCCCATCGCTATTAGCTTATCAATAAAAGCTCGTATCACATACGGACTGACGTAGTTGGTCTGCCTGGATGCTATACGCTTGTTCATTGTTTTCACGTCCTGGCTGCTCGCCAGCTTCGCCTCCTCCGTTCCTAAGAAGATTCTATAAGGCACACCCATCGCAATTGCTATATCTCTTTTATTCGCTTCGATATGCTCTTTAGGAGAGGACAGCGTTGGCTGTAAAGTCTTAACGGTTAGACCTTCTGTCGCTAAATATCTTTGCATTCCATTACCGTATTTCTCCATCTGATCTTTCAGTGATTCAATATCAAGCGTACCGCCTTCAGCGTCGGCCTGAGTCTCGAAAGATAAGCCCTGGAAAGCACCCTTCCAGAACATCTCGCCGCTACCACCGAGAATCTTTCTGATGTCCAAGACTCTATTGAATACGGACTGCATTCGCGGGACGCCATACGTCTCACTACTCTCCCTGTTATCCGCTATGTGTAGAACTCTTGTCCAGTGAATCTTTAATTCGTTGCTCGTCTTCACTGCGATCACGTCGGCAGAACTCTCGTTGGTAAACTTAATGCCGTATATCACTGGCATACCGAAGCGTGGACTGGTTGGATCCAATTCCTTTTTGTCGATAGTAACAACGGACTGATCGAAGGGCTTGAGATAAATGATCTTCCGCTCTACACCCTTACCTATTTTCTCGCCAGTCTTTTCGTTGATACCATCTACCGGCTCGACCAACTCCAGGCCATCGTCGATGCCGATCAATAGAATGCCAAACTCGCCGATACCCGAGAGTATGTCGATGCGTTTGAGATAATGAAACACTCTACTTTCGATCTGTACTTCTTTCCACTTCTTTTCAAACTCTGTTTCGGTACTGTCTTCATTCTCGATCACGTCTGGATCCATCGCCCATGACTCTTCGGGCCATAGCTTGACGACTCGATTAGCTGTACCATTTCTCATGTACAACTCTTTGTATTCCTTCATCGAGATCACATCGGGGTATCGGCATTCATGATTGATATCAATGCCCCGATTCAAAAACGTATCGACAAAGAGACTTGATCTGCTCATAGTCGTTACATTCTCTATGATCTTCGTGAAGTCATTTCTCGTCAACGTCACCTGCTCTTTACCATTCACTTTCTTTTGGTTGCGAACAGGTCGTGTCTCCACCTTTGCGAGACTGTTCCTGTTTGACGTCACAGACTTCTTAGAAGTCGTTGTCCTTTTATTTCCCGTTGGCCCTTTACGAGCTGTCTTCTTTTTAGTCGTTGCCATTATGCGATCCTTTCTTAATCTGTAAACTGTTGATTTCTGAACCGACATTAGGAATATCCAGATAGATTTTCTCTGATACAGTTCCTAATGATATATGTGCGATTGATCCAGTAGTTTTGCCGTCGATAAGCTTCTGTATCAATTGGAGCAGCTCCTCCTCATACGGCTTATCTCTGCGAATGAGATACTGCTTACCATCAAACGTCTCAATCTGAATAACTTTAATCACTTTCATGGCATCTCCTTATGGCACCATTCTGCCGTTGTCTTAAACATACCGCCACCGACATCTACTACATTCGTGATTCTAAACTTCCCTAAGTCCTTTCGGTCTGGGCCTAAGCCGACAGTGACCGTTATTACGTCACCTACTTTTGAACGCTCTGGAATAGAGTACCCTATTGAAGCGGGAGTCAAAGGAAACTCCCTCCATCGATCTGAATCCTTTACGATACCACCTCTGTGATACTTAGTTGTATCGTTGAGAAAACTACCGACAGGCAGGCCTAAGCTCATACCCATAGCCGCTCCAACGATCTTCGTGAACTCTCGTCTATTCATCTGCCCACAGTCCTTTCTGCAATGTAATCCATATAGTCAGCCATGCACTGAGTCATACGAGCAACGGCCATCCACGACTGCTCTCCCGCTATACCTAAAATCCTGACGTCACACTCAGGATGCTTACCCGCAAAGAACTCTCGAAAAGTCTTATGGT